TTTTGCTAAAAATGGAACAGTACAAGATAGTGGAACAGGAATTAGTATTGATGATGGTTATACCTATGGCTTTACAGTTGGCGATTACTACGGAACTTCTGAAGCAAATTTTGGCAATCCGACATTTAGTATTTCATCAAGTAATTCAGATGATAACGGATATGGTTCCTTTGAGTATTCGCCAAATATTACAGGCGATGGTTCAGCAAAGAAATTTTACGCATTATGCACTAAAAATTTAGCGGAGTTTGGATAATGGCTTTTAACAAGTTAAAAGGAATATAAATATGGCTTATACAACAATAGACGATCCAGAGAAATATTTTTCTGCAACATTATATACAGGCAACGCAACAGCAAGAACAATAGCAACGGGACATCAAAGCGATCTTGTCTGGTTAAAAAGAAGAGATGGTGCGGCTGGTCATAGAATTGCAGATAGTGTGAGAGGTGCTACTAAATTACTTTATTCAGATAGTACTACAAATGAACAAACAGATTCAGATAGTATTACAGGTTTTGTATCAACAGGATTTACTTTAGGAGATGATGGTGGTGGCTTTGATGTTAATACTAATACTAATACGATGGTTGCTTGGAGCTGGAAAGAAACAGCAGATGCTGGGTTTGATATAGTTTCATATACAGGTACAGGAAGTAATACTACTGTTAGTCATGGACTTTCTGCTGTACCAAATATGATAATTGTAAAAGACAGAGATGGTGCAAGAAATTGGACTATTTATCATAAATCTATAGGTTCGACAAAATGGTTACAATTAGATGGTACAAGTGCGGCACAAACAGGTTCTCCAATGTGGCAAGATACAGATCCAACAAGTTCTGTATTTAGTATAGGAACATATGCACAAATAAATACTTCATCATCAAAATATATTGCCTATTGTTTTAAAAACATACAAGGCTTCAGCAAGTTTGGCAGTTATAAAGGTGGAACACTTCCATTTATTTATTTGGGATTTAAACCAGCATACTTTCTTTTGAAAGAAGCAAGTGCAACAAATGGTTATGAGTGGGTAGTGTTTGATAATAAAAGAGATTCAAATAATCCAATCGGACATAGGTTAAATCCAAGTCATGATAGAGCCGAATATACAGACTTAAGTGATGTTTGCGATTTTAATTCCAATGGTCTTAAATTTAGAGCGCAAGCAAATAATTGGTGTAATACTGATGGTAGAACGTACATCTATATGGCTTTCGCAGAAGCACCATTCGTAAATTCTAAAGGTGTACCAGCTAACGCAAGATAGGAGTCAATCATGCAATTATCAAAACATTTTAAATTAGAAGAATTTGAAAAGTCTATGACAGCAGTTCGTAAAGGAATTGAGAATAAAGCTGGTAGTGGAGAAATTAAAAACTTAACCGATTTATGTTATACAGTATTAGAGCCTGTAAGAGCAAAATTTGATAAGCCAATTATTATAACTTCAGGATTTCGTTCTGAAGAATTATGCGAAGCGATAGGTAGCAAAAAGACCTCACAACACGCAAAAGGACAAGCAGTTGATTTTGAAATAGCTGGAGTATCTAATTTACAAGTAGCAGTTTGGATAGAAGCTAATTGCGATTTCGACCAACTCATTTTAGAATATTGGACAGGAGAAGCTAATAGTGGTTGGATTCATTGTTCTTATGTAGAGGGTTCAAATAGAAAACAAGTTCTTCGTTATGATGGAAAGACTTATGAAAATGGATTACCAGATATGAAATGGTCTGGTGGAAAGGTAGTAAATTAAATGCCAAAAAGTAAATACAAAAAACTTTCTAAAAAAAGTGGAAAATCTGGAAAAGGCAAGTCTTATACTTTTAAGAAAAAAAAACCAAAATATTAGTACAACTATTGAAATACTATCCATTTAGTTGTATGAATCAGTATGTCTTATAAGAGAATACTTGTGATAAGTGATATGCACTTACCATACCAACACAAAGATTCAATCCGATTTTTAAAAGAAATAAAAAAAGAATATAAACCTGACTTCGTTGTTAATATTGGAGATTTGTTAGATTTTCATGCAATCAATATGCACACCCACGACCCTGATTTATATTCTGCTGGACACGAATTAGACAAAGCAAAAGAATATATTAAACAGCTTGAAGATATATTTCCAAATGTTACAGAAGTAGATTCTAATCATAGCAGTCTAGTATATAGACGAGCATTAAAATATGGAATGAGTAAACAATTTTTAAAACCATATGGAGAATTTTTAGGAACTAGAAAATGGAAATGGGTTGATGATTTAACTTTAACAATGTCTAATAAACAAAGATGTTTTTTTACACATGGAAGAAGTGCTGATGTTTTAAAGGTATCTCAAACAATGGGTATGTCAGCAGTACAAGGACACTATCATACCAAGTTCTTAATAAGCTATTGGGCAAATCCTGATAATCTATTCTTTGCTATGAATGTAGGTTGTTTAATTAATCAAAAAAGTATGGCTTTCAACTATGCCAAGAACTTTAAAACTAGATTTATTTTAGGTTGTGGAATCATATTAAATGGTGTACCTAGATTACTCCCTATGGTAATCAAAAATGGAAATTGGATAAATCAGCTAGTATGAGTTCTAAAACCACAATAAAGACTAATAAGCTAAAAAATACCCTCTTAAAGAGCCATAGAGACACGCAGAGCAACGATTCTGCCTTTTCTGAACAGGTGGGTGGGGATTGGTATAAGAAGCTAAAACTCCAACCTTTAGACTATTGTATGGATAATAATTTCAATGCTTGTCAAACAAAAGTCATTAAATATATATCAAGATATAATTTAAAACATAAAGCAATAAAAGACCAAGTAAAAGATTTAGAAAAAGCAAAGCATGTAATTGATATGCTTATAGAAAAGATAAAGGAGAAATAATATGTGGTTTAGTGCAATTAAAATGGCGATAAGTGCTGGAAGTCATATTTACAAAAAGAAAGCAGAAACTAAAATGCGTATGGCAGATGCACAATATTTACACGCTGAAAAAATGGCTAAAGGAGAAGAAGCATATCAAGGAAAACTTTTAGAAGCTAGACAAAACGATTACAAGGACGAGGTTGTACTTTGTATTCTCACACTGCCAATTTTGGTGCTCGCATATGGTGTTTGGTCTGATGACCCTGAAGCTATGGCAAAAATAAATTTATTCTTTGAACATTTCCAAGCACTTCCAAGCTGGTTCACAAATTTATGGATTCTTGTTTGTGCAAGTATTTTTGGCATAAAGGGAACTCAAATATTTAGGAATGGAAAAAAGTAATACACTTTTAATTTAATATCCTGTAATAATGTTCTAATGGACATAGACGCAGTAATTACAAATTTAGAAATACAATTAGAATCAATGTATAATCCTTATGGGCATTTTATATGTTTAAGATTTATAGATACTAAACCTAGCTTTCCCAGAGTAACAAAAACATTAGAAGAATTAAAAAAATATGGAGATGTGTTAGTTATTAATCATAAATACACTTTTGAGGAAATAAATGAAAAGACAGATATGTCTCATTTAGAAATTACAAGGCATTAAATATGGGGGATTTCTCCCCCACACTACTATTAGTTTGGTTTCCAATTAGTCAGCTTATCTATGGCTAATTGGTTAATAGATTTTTGTTTTAAGCTATCGCAATAACTATGAGCATTTTTTGCTTCTATCTTCATATAAAGATGTAGCTTTTTTCTACGAGAAAGTTCTTTTTTAACTTCCTTATATCTCTCATCATTAGTTGCTTTTACTTTAGCTTGTGCAACAGATATAGATTCATTTATCTGCTTTTCACTTACAACAAAATCAAAGACTTCTTGAACTTGGTCTTTTGCCTCGTCATATTCTATTTCTGCATCAATACTTCTTTTATCTAAAGTATCTATGTAAATAAGAATTTTATTAGGATCAAATTCAGTTCCAATTACTAAATCATCATCATTATCACCATCAATATCTGCAAGAACTGGCACACTACCACTTATTAAATCCAACCCTGGTAATAAATTCATAGTTACTAATTGAAAATCATGTTGTTCACTGGTACCGTTGTTTTTATAATATGCAAGATTATCTATATAGTCTGTGCCATAAGCCCCTGAAAGCACTCCAATGA